AATGTTTCCTAATGTTGGTTGTCCGAATGAAGTCTCAGGAGAGTTAAACACCATTCTAAACTTAGACTCATCTGTAGAGAATGCATCTAAGTTACCAGGAAGAGTTTCTGCATTTAAAGTATCATTGATTGTAAGAGTGTAATTCTGTGAACCAAGGAAGTATGTAACAGGATATTGTGGAAGTGAACTAACAGATTTATATACAATACCATCATTAACATTTACAATTAATTCTAATTGTGCAAATGAAATAGGATCGTAATATTTAAAAGTAGTAATTGAATCACTTTGAAATCCAATTGTCATACTTACTGATGCATAAATACTACCAGTAGCACTACCAATAAAAACAGGACGTGATAACGAACATACAAATAAATCAGTGTATGTGCCCACAGCAACTGACATAGTTGTCTGTTCACCTGTAATACAATCGGTATAAGATAAAGATCCTGCAGTTAATACTTGTGCAATTAAGTATTGTGTAGACTGAGAGTTATATGAGTTACTATTCTGTAATAAGAATGGATCAGCACTTAAGTCATTGTATGGATAGTTAGGGAAATAATACTCTGTTCCCTCACGAGTGTATTTACCAACGTTACGTAAAATACCTTTACCAACAATAGACTTGTGTGTATTACGATTAGCACGAACAATCTTGAATCCAGCAATATCTGCTTTCTGTGCAGCAGTAAGTGAAGAGGCAGCAATTAATGCTTGTACCTGTGCTGTATCAATTCTAACACCAATAGGATAAACAGCATCAGCTGTTTGCATCACAGGTTGTCCTGCTACAAGTGCAGCACTCTCAAAAATAGGAGATACTAATACATCTGGAAATTTATGATGACGAATCTTTTGTCCAGCAAGAGATCCCCATACAAGGCTATTAGAAGGATATTCATCTTCTGATTCCCAATATGCAAACTCACCATATTGATATGGTGTAGCACTATTGATATTTGATCCTGTAGCTGCTCCTGTTACAGAAGCTGTGTTATAGATCTTCCATGTAGGAGCAGATGTACCTGTACCAATATAGTCATTGTTAGATGCTTTATTGATAACCACAAGATCACTAGAGATAGCAGTTCTACCAGGAATGTGGAAACCATCTGTCTGCTTACCGTTTTTTAATAAGAATACAATCTCAAAGGCATACACTTCATCACGAAGATATCCTCTTAGTTCAGCTGTATTAATCTCATTAGCATAATTTTCTGTAGCAGGGAGTTTATATGTCTCCCACTTTAAAGCAATCTGAGTAGCAATAGACTGATAGTTAACACGATCATTAGATGTTAACCCATCCCATACAAGAACATCTTGTACAGATGTTACATCTTCTGCTACATCATAATAAGGAAACTTCTCAAAGATATCGTTAAGAGATAACTTAATCTGTGTTTGATTTTGACCAGAATATGTATATTCGGTAGCAGTGCTATCAATATAATATGTTCCAATTAATTCTACAGACTCAATACCATTTACAGTTTTAATTACTGCAAGGTTATAATAATCAAAATATCCTGTAGTTTCTAAATTACTAATGTTTAATCTAATAGATCTGTTTACAGAGTAATCAAAATCAGGACTTGTAATTTGAACATTAGAAATAGAAATGGGATTTGTAATTGAATAATAGGATGTATATCCAAATCCCAACGCATCGCAATACTGAATAGCAAATTGATATGTACCAGCAGTTAGTTCTCCACCATTAATAACATCAATTACATCTAATTGAGGAATAGTAAAGTTAGGTTGAATCTTTAATCTGTTACAAATATCTGATGTAGGAACATCATCAATGTTTAAATATCTACGAGCATTAAGACCATCAGTCCAATAAATCTCTGTTGCACAGTTAGTAACCCTATGTACAATTTTATGAATAGGATAGTTAATATCAAATGCCAAACATGCATCAGCAAGAAGAACACGATATGTACAATCGTTATTCTCCATATAACCAATCTGTGAAGCATTAGTAATAGGATTTACTAAAAAGAAAATATGTTTATTCTTTTCAGCAATAAAGTGATTACCAATTACAGTGTAGTCTTGAGGAAAAAAATCACCATTGTTATAACACGGTTCGTTTCCTTGCTCATTCTGATAGTTTATAGAAGAGGAATCAAAGTTTTCTACAGCTGCATTTAATGCATAAGTCAGCTTCCCTTTAGGAACCTGAGCTAAAGTCTGGTCCATGTTTAGACCACCTTGACCAGCATTAAAATTATTACTGATGTTTCCTGAACTACTAGTTGTTTCTTCTGCGGCCATATCGGTTTGTTCTGTTTGGCAGTTCGTACATGTTGAACCTGTTTAGGTCATTTTTGATTCTGCGTTGTTTATCCCAAGCAGTTTGTTTCTTTATTTCAATGTCTGCCATAATGAAAGCTTCTTCAGAAAGTTGCTTATAATAGACAAGTTTTTGTTGTATTTGTTGGAACGTTTCATCTGTTAATTGATTAGATAGCATTTCAAAAACTTTGTACTTAATAAATGCTTCTACATATTCACGAATACGGTAGTTATCAGGAATCAATTGATTACCAATCTCATCATATTCTGTAGCATAGAATATCAAGTGCACAATACCATTTCTGAAGTTAGTCACAAACTTGTTGTCTCTAACATCAAATGAGTCATATCCTGCAGATCCTGGAGTAAACTGATGTCTAGCAGGAACTGCAGTACCATTATCCCAAGCAGTAGTGTATGCAAGATCACAGTTAGATCGTGCAGAAATATTACCTGGTTTAAGTAAATAGTCTTTAGTGTATAAGTTTATAGCACTATTGTTTGTCTTGTAAATTGTAGAGAACATCTCTGGCATACAAGAACCATCACAACCTGGTGTATTACAGTCTGTATTAGCACAAGGATTGTCACAGGTGCCATCATTTGTGGTCACTGGACTAACTTGTATAGTAGTGGCAGTAAACGCCTGAGAATAGAAAGAATTAGGGCTCTGGTAAGGATTACCATGAACTGCCGTACACATCCAGGCTTCTCTCACTGCATAGAAGTTATCTGGAAGACGTGCTTCAAAATCTTCAATGTTAAGAGGTTGCTCAGCAATAACGTAAGTAGTTCTACCTAACTTCTTTAGACACTTGTCTAAGTAAGTAGGAAATAATAAGTCATCGACTGCTCCTGTATCGAAGTAGCTCTTAAGCTCTTCCTTTACTGTAGCGTATACAGGCTCAGGAGAGATAAAGTCGTATTTGTAATAGTAAGACATATTATTGGATCCATTGTTGATAGATATGTTGATACCTATCATTTGTTTTTATATAATGAGAAAGTAATCTCGAAGTAGTTCTAGAAGGTTTAAAATACCAAAGCTCTGAGTCTCTTAGTCTTGCAGAGTCTTTAAACCACTTCCACCCAAAGAAATAACCTTCCGTGTGATAGTTGAAGTTATAAATGATCTTACCCTTCTCTTTAGTTTTTTGCCAGTCAACAGGAAGATTCATATACTCTTTCCCATTAGTGGTTATGATTTTCTTTCTCTTCTTTTTATTGATAGAGAATTCACCAAAACCAAACGGTGCTTTAGCTTTTTCGCCTGTTTCTAGAATGTAATTTTTGAAAGACTCATTAAACTCGTAGATGATGTTTCGCCACTCATCAATAGAAATCTTGATGGCAGGATTCTTCTTGCAGAAGTTTTTGTAGTTTACTGGGCTGGAGCTTCTCCAATCGACTGGTGTACGCATTATTGTTTGCTTACTTGATCATCTTTATTATCAGATGTTTTATCATCGTTAATTCTAAAGTATGTCTGTAGTAGTTTTTGTGAAGTTAATTCTAACACTTGTTTTTCTAAATACCCAGGAACACCATATTCTTTATCTAATGGATTTTTACAATACTCTTTAGTATCAATAGCCTGAGATGAACAACCAAATGCAATTGTATTAGGAACATCACTTTCAAAGAATGCAGAAATTCTAGCAGTCTTTAATAAAGGATTAGTGATGTATAGATAATCATTATGAATCCAGAAGTATGCTTCTTTCTTAATGATTGGAAGCTTTAATAAATTGGTGTAACGATTGATTGTAATCTCTTTGAACTTCTTAGCAGTTCCTCCCATAGCATTGATAGAATATACACCTTGAATAAGGTATTGATAATTACCTTCTGAAATGGGAGGAAGTTTGTATTTGCTTCTTGAGATTGTACAAGGATCTGTATAATCACAGCACTCTGAGATGGGTACTTGAATCATCTCTAAACACGGAATAGTTGTGAACAAAGTATCCGTAGCCCATAGTCTACGTAAGTTTGTTTCACGTTTAATCAACAAAACACTATTGTTCTTAATTTCAGACGCAATAGCTCTGTCTGTTATCAAACCATCAGTTGATAATAATTTGTGCAATGAACGCACGTCTGAAACTAATTTTCTTAATGTTGCCATTTTATATTCTTGATTCGAATTCTGCTATCTTACCATGTGTATGATCATATACTAATGCTAAGCCAGCTCTGATACTATGTACAAAGTTATTGTCAGAATGCCAACGGTCTGTACCAGACAAGCTAGGCATTTGTTGGATTCTAACACCTTTGACTTCCTTAGCCATGTAATGGTGTTTATCTCCTGTGTGAACCTCACGATATACAGCATTACCAAAGTATATACTGTAATCTTTATGAGTTGCAAATAATAAAGGAAGATCTTCAATCTTACAGTTACCATGATGATAACCAATGAATGTATTTCCTAATACAACTGCTTTTACTAATGATGTTGTTCTATCAAAATACACAGCAGGATCTTCACTATAATAAACGTCTAATGCATGTGCTAAGTAATAAGACTTAGTTCTATCATGATTTCCTTGTACTAATACAACTTGAACTTCTTCTGCATTTGCTTTTAAGAAATCAATTGCTTGTACTAATAAATCAAATCCAGCCTCATACTCTTGTGCATAATCAACAATTGTATCTTGTGGAGTACCATTTGTTGTAGCATGTTGGTAATTATCTGTATGAAAGAAGTCATTTGATATAGGTAATACAACTACATCAATATTATAAACACCACGTACATTCTTTACTAATTCTTGCACTACGTGCATGTATGCTGCTTTTCTTACTTCAATATCATTGTTACCATCAATCACTTTCTTTGCTAAGTGAAAATCAGATAGAGAGATTTCTACATCTACTGTTTTCTTATCTGGATGAATCTCTACAAATTTTACAGCACTATGTTGTGGCTTATATTCTTGTAGAAACTTAGCAAAATCTTCTGGAGTGTAATCTTGTGCTTTCTTTAGTTTAGAGAACACAGATGATGTAAACTTACCACTAGGTAAAACCTTTGACCAGTAATTAGTAATTACATATTTGTCAAGGTTAATCTTGTGCAATGCTGCTAATTCAAGATCATCTTTAGGTTCGTAGTCCAACACTAATGTGCTTTCTAGCGTTCCTTTCTCATTGTTTACCTTACGTGTAGAAGAGATGTATTCTACAATCTCATCTTCAACAGTTGAGTCTTTTCCTCTCAACTCTTTCAATAATTCTTCAACTTCACCTTCCGTAATTTCTAGCTTTTCAGCCATAAATTTCTTACTCTTTTTCCAACTTAAAAGCTTTTCAAGCTGAAACATTAGGTTTTGGTCTTGAGCCATGTATCGTTATTTAGTTAAATTGTCCTAAATATATAAATTATTTTTTGAAATAACCAAACAATTGTAATCAAATTAATTATATAGGTTAATCAAATCCGTTATAAAAATGAAAACCCCAGACACAAAAGCATCTGGGGAAACCCTGTAAACCAACAACCAGAGTTTTTTATGTCTTAATTATTATGGACAAGGTGCAATTGATCCTAGATCTCCTAGATATTGCTCTCTTACTTTCTGTGCTCCTATAGGTGGTACTGGAGCTGAGTAGAAACCATCAGCCGCCACGTTAATACCATTTATATCACTATAGAAACGTTGAGAACCTGTAAAAGTAGTATCATAAGAATAGAAAACACCAGGTTGTGCAGAGCAAGCATCAGTGTCAGTTGTTCCATAACCAGCACTGATTGCATTTAATGTAGGCAATGGAGTAGTGGTTGTAACTGTGCCACACCCTGGCATTGCTGCACAAGATCCGTAATCTGTAGTATTAATTTGGTAAGCAGCACCTGGAGCTTGTCCTGTATCAGTAATCTTATATACGTAATTTGAAACATCAAATGATGCATAGAATCTATTTGGTGCAAGCGTTGATACTGAAGCTTTGACTAATACACCAGTATTAACAGGTACACAAGTATCACAATAGTATTCGTCTGCTAAATAGTAATAATACTGAGCAACTGTACAAGTTGTTGCTACTTTAGTCACAATTTGGTTATTGATATCATATGTACCAGATCCAAGTGTTTCTATATAATATTTAGTAGTTCCTCCATTAATTGTATAATATCCAGTACCAATCGATGTGAATGACCACCAAGTAGCATCAGGTGCACCTAACTCACAAGTTAAGTTATCTAACACTGGTTGAATTCTAATATTGTATCTAAGAATAGTAGTGGTAGTACTAGTTGTAGAAGGTCCGTTATACGTTGTTGTAGTAGTGGTAGTCTGAGGAGCTTGAGTTGTAGTACTGGTTGTTGTACTAGTAGAAGTTGTAGTTGGTTGAACTACTGGAAGAAAAATAGCACTTGTACAATTTCCTGTAGACTCTACTTTAATTGTAATAGCAAGAGGCGGTACCCAAACATTATAACCAGCAACCAATGCAGACTTAGCAACATTTGTAGCAACTGGTACAACGTAGTTATCATCATTTGTGTAAATGTTGAATGGACCAGTATCTGCTCCAGGATTAACTAATGTTATTGTAACATTCATTGGTTTATTTGTTAATCAATATTTGTACTTTACTAGCTATCATAGGAACTGTAAATGCTTTACAATAGTCAGCATTACAAAATTTCCACTCTAGTATTTGTTTGTATTCTAATAAATCAAACATCACTTGACCATTGATGTAATGGTTTAAATCATAAACAATGTTATTATACTGTTCATTAGCAAGTGATGCAATCTTCTTGTTAATATTGTCAATTAATACAGGGATAGTAGCACAATCAATACAATTGTTGAGCCTTGGTAATAACATCATAATATTATTGATTTTGTTGTTGAGCTTGAGCAATAGCTTGTGCAGCCTCAATAGCTTCCTGTTGAGCAACAGCACTAACACAAGAAGCACACATTCCGTTGGTAAGTTGGCATCCACAGCCAACTGAAACACCGCATCTTTTACAATTTGCCATTATTGAAAGTTTACTATGTAGTTGTTACCTGAACAACCACAGTTGTTTAATAAGAAATTATCTAACATCATATTAGCTTGCTGATATAATTTAGCAGCTTGTGTAGAAGCTAAGTTATTAGCAGCAGCAATAGATCCTTGAATTAAGAAGTAAATGCTACTTAATACTACCTTTTGTTGTGTTTTAATAGCCATATCACATTCCATCATATCTAACTTCATAAACGCATTATCAAACTTCTCTTGAATTTTGTCTGTACGCATGATGCTTTTACTTACAGAACCAGCTCCTGTTACAGAGTAAGTCAATCCGTAAATACCATCAGGAAGAGGATTAGAAGTCCCTACTGCAGACAACTGTAAAGTTGCAGAGTTGAAAACATTATAATCGTTTGGGGTAAAAGGAATAGATACTGTTGTACCTCCCGAAAGAGTCGTAACACCTGCAGGTAAAGTAACAACCATTGTTGGGGCTACAGCAGGAGTATCATATGTAGAATTATCAGCAACACCTAATGTTAAAGTGCTGTAAGTATTAATTACTAGGAAATTTAAAGTTGTTGCCATGTTATAAAAAATAATGCCAGAGGATAGAGATTATCCTCTTACCCTCTGGCATAGGTTAAACTGTGTGTTCTTATTAAGGAACTAAAGGATCTGGAGTTGGAGTACCAGCAGTCTCATCTGTAGCAGCACCTAAAGCAGCAACTAAAACAGTTTGGATTGCAGAAGATACACCACCTGCAGGAGCAGCGATGATCACTGTAGAATCTTCGATGATGTAATCACCCCACTTGTAAGCAGATGCACTTAACTCATTGAACTTGATGTAGTAAGTATCATAAGTTGTACCAGCAGATACCCAAGACTCAAAGTTCTCGTTGTATCCAGCCATACGATATAAGTGCTTCAAATAACCAGCTTGGTAGCTATAGAAGTTCTTCTCTAACTGAGCGATCTCTGCAGATGATCCAGTTGGGTAAGAAGAGTGTTGAGTGATTGTAGACTCAGCAACAATGTTACAAGAATCAGCTACGATAAAGTCAGCAGTAGTAGCTGGACCAGCGTAAGCAAATGTACGGAAGTACATACGATCATACTCGTAAGGGAATGCAGCAACGTCACATGGTTGTCCGTAAGCTGTTAAAGGCTTAGCAGTGATAACCAATACAGAAGATTGACCAGAACCAGAACGAGAGAATGTCCAGAACGTGTTGAAAGAGATGTTGTCAGGGTTGTTACCTGGAGCAGCTTGCTCGAACTTAGCGATGAAATCATCAACTAAAGCTTCGTGATCAACTTGAGCACATGGATCTCCACCACAATCTAAACAAGCACCTTTAACAGTTACTGAGCGAGTGAAACCATTGAAATACAATGTATCAATGTAAGAAGAGTGAGCACGTAATGTAATAGTTACATCAGTACCAGGAGTAACATTCCAAGCTCCAACTTCAGTGATCTGAGTTGTAACAGAAGAGTTACCAGTTACTTTGTACCACTCAGATACGTTAGATCCTGTAGAAGAGATCTTGTCAGAACGCTTCGATCCTTGTAAATAAGTGTTTGTACGACCTTGAGCAACATAGAAGTATTTATTGTTCGTTTGGATGTTACCAGCATTAGCTACTGTGTAATCCGCTTTGAAAATACCTACTTGACCAGCAGCCAAATCTTGTGTAGAACCAGAGCTAGGTAATGTGTTACCTACTGGAACTACAAACAGGGTGGTTAATGAAAAATCAGCCATTTGTATTTATTGTTTATTGTTAAAAAAAATTTACTCGTTCGTTTGAATTCTGTATGCTGCATTTTGAACCGCAGATTGGTTCTCTATGTACATGGCTAAATTCTGTACTGTTAAATCTAAAAGTTCGTCTTCTAGATATAATTCTAATTCACAGTCTACATTAGTTGATGGAGTACCATCAAACTTAATATATCCAACTTTATCTATATAAACTGGATATCTCATATAAGAAACCCAAAGTTTACTTGGAGTAAATGTGCCATCTGTGTAGATGGACATCTCATTAGAAGATAAAGAGTTGAATGTTTCTTGATATTCAAAAGATGGTTTGTAATGATCATTGTTCAAAAGCAATGATATATCACCATGTTTTGAAAGATCTTTATTAATCCAAATTTGTCTATCAATACACAAACCTTTACTTGCAATAACATATGCATCTACATAGAACATATACTTAGGAGTAAGTAATGATAAATCTGCAGAGTATTGCTTAAGCGTGTCGTTTTTTAAAACTAGTGATAAATCTTTATAATTTACCACTAGTTTCTGTAAGTCCTCATAACGCTTCTTGAAAGCGTCAAGTCCCAATCCTGAGACTGTACTTTGACCATCAACCTTTTGCTTAATTAACTTGATCTGTGCCTCATTGAGAGCTAAGATCTTATCTTCTAATGGTATTTGCTGATGTTCATTAGTAGATAGTTTATTTAGTTTCTGATCAATCTTATATAATAAACTATCTACGGGTATCATACTGAAGCTAATTTTTTACCTTTTAATTTTTGTTCTAATACAATAAGTTCATCTTGATTGTCGTCATTAGCTAAGAACTTAACTAATTCTTCCTCATCAATTGCAACTTCTAGTTCACCCATGTAAATTCTTCCATTCGCTTTCATACGATAGATAGAGTGAGCTAATGCTTGTTTTACCAAGTCTTTAATATGAAGCAAGTTTTCCTTCATATCTGCAAAACGGTTAAATACTTCTACTGGATTTAATCCTGCGTATTTACCATCTTTGAATTCAGTTTGTTTCAACATGTTATCAACAAGGTTGTAAACAACTTCTTCTTTAGTATCATCAACTACAGGTAAGCCTAGTAAACGTGCAACTTTCTTCTTGCGTTCAGGAGTCATTGCATCAAACTTGATAATAGCCTTGTTGATCAATTGTTTCTTCTTAAATACAACAGCATTCTCGATTTCATCATCTACAACATAAAACTGTGTATCTGCAGGAAATTCACCACGTTCCCAAGCTTGGTAGCTAGAAGCGATTGTTGGGTGAACTCGTAACCAAGAAAAAGCAATCTCTTGCATTGTACTAGTGAAATCAAAATAATTATCACCATCTAACAATTTAACTGGCTGCACATGCATCTGATCAGTTGTAGAAGTTGCTAAACCATAGTTCCAGAACTTAGAACGAGGACCTAAATCCACATCACCTAATTGTGATTCTAATCTAGCACGTAAGTTTGTTACACGTTCAATTTCTAATTCACGTTCTGTAGGATCTTGAATTCTGCGAATGTAAGCAGCATTAGGATCTAATCCTGTACGATACTGTCCATCCATTTCCTTGTAAGGATACTTGAACACTCCTGTACCAGGAATACGTGTCAAACCTTTTTGTGCAAGACCGCCTTGCATAGTTTGCATTTGAGAGTTGTTATACTCTTTCTTAATAGTAGAGATTTTTCCTATCTTACCCATATGTAGTTTTAATTTAAGTTTGGTTTTGGCAGAGTGCTATCCATCGAAGGAATAGCGACCAGGGACACCCCAATCCAAGCACTCTGTATTCAAGAAGAAACCCTCCCCGTAGGAGGGAGGAGTGGGGAGGGATCTTCTTGTGCTTTCGATTGAAAGCTAGGGCTGTTGCCCCGTATATTAGAATTGAGGGATTTCTTCGATCAAGACTGTGCGAGACAAGTCTTCGATAAATACGTCACAACGATCCTTCATCCAGATTTCGTATCCTGGGAATTTGTTCGCAGAACTCATACCTTGAGACTTAGCAAAACCTAAGTGGTGACGAGTACCATCGATATAACCCCAAGTCATTGAAGGAGCACCCTTCATACGTACTTCACGGATGTTGTTAACCATTGAACCATCAGACATTGGAGATACGTCAAACACCATAAATACTGGAGTAGACTTCTTGTTTTGTCCGAATTCTAAGTTAGATTGTGGAAGGTCTAATTCTTTTAAGTGAATTAACTCAACACGACCAGTCTCACGAGTTACCATTGCATCGAATGCAAAGTTGTAAGTGATGTGTTGTCCTTCTCCTTGCATGTAGCGATTACCTGAATCAGCCATGAACGTTAAACCTGAGTTTAATGCATCGTTCTTCAAAGCTTGTTGGAATACATCGAAACCAGCTTCGTTAGTGTACATTTTAACACGACGATCCTTAACATCCACACGACGATAGAATAAATCACCAAATACTGAACGAATCAAGTTAGCAGTGAATTCTCCACGGTTGTATTGTACTAAGTTACCGTTGTTACGCATACGGTGGTAAACACCAGCAGATGTACGCTTTAACTCTTGCTTAGAACCGTTAGTCTTAACAGTACCTGGCTTAGACCAGATCATACGCTTAACTTTCAATTCTAACATAGATTTACGCATCCAGAATTCGATAAACGGTTCCCACTTAACATCATTACGAGTTAATGGTAATTGGTTACGACGTTGTGGAGCATATACTAAGATATCTAATGCTTTACCTGAAGCATCAACCATCATTTTATCATCAGCCCATTCAGTGATCTTGTGCTCATAACCATATGCAGAACCTAATGATTCAAACATTGTGATTTGCTCACCTAAACGAGGAAGACCTAATAAGTCTTGATCAAACTCACCAATAGCAGCATCAACTAATTCCAATTCAATACCATTCTGTAAGAATGTATTAGATACGAAATCAACAGTTGGGTTGTCACTGATTAAGTTGAATGTGTACAAATATCCTGCATTGTAAGGAACTGGATCTTTGATCACATAGAAACGAGGACCATATTGACGAGAACCTACAGATACGATTGCGTTCTTAGAGAATTCATTAGTATCTAATACTAAAGAGAACTCTTGACCATCGATACCTGGCTTGTCCAACTGTAAAGTTGTAGCAGGGATGTCAATAATTTTAGGGAATTTGTAAGGTACAGCTACCTGCCACTTCCAAGCATCACTATTGTTGTCAATGTAATAAGGCGTTGACTTGTTGATCATGTCCAAGAAGTCATTGCTATACAATGAGCTCTGAGTGTACAGAGAGATAATTTTCTTATCGTAGTCTGCTGGCTCAGTTGAGTGGAAGCTTTCCAAGTGGTTTGAATCTGTCAACTTACCTACTGCACGCTTGTCCATAGACGCAACGCGAGCATAAGTAAAGCCAGTTAAACCTGGAATTGTTTGAATTGCCATTTGTTTGTTTTGTTTAAATTAAAAAATATTACGTGTTATGAAAACCAAGATGTTGGTGTTGATGACTTGGATTTCCCTGTACCTTTGGAGGCTTGACGTGCAACCTCTCCAAACAGCTCATTTGACTTCTTAGAGATACCTGATTTTTGAATCGTTGATAGAGTAGGATCTTTTTCTAAAACTTTTAGTAAAAGAGCAACCTTCACTTTTTGTTCATGATTCTCAGGACGCTTAAGATCAAGAATGGTACGATCAAAATCTGTTAATGTTTCTCCAGATCCAGTCTTCCATTTCTCAGCCAAAAGGAAATCTTGTAGTTCACCAGCTAATTTTGGGTTAAGAGGAATGCCATCAAACTCTTTAGCTTTTAGCTTCTCTTGTAGAACTGCTGTAACGTTTTGCTGATACTGTTGTTTGTATTGAGCTTGACGTTGTAATTCTACAGTTCTTTGTTCTTCTAATTTCTGTAGCTTTGCAGCTTCTTTCTTTATTAGAACTTTATGATGTTTAGCAGCTACGCTTTCTAAATCACCATAGTTTTGAAGTCTTTCAACTTCTGTTGTTATATCTTCAGGATCAAAACCTTGATCTGCTAAAGCTTGTTTAATTACTGCTATCTGATTTGATTCTTGAGATAAGTCCATCTCAGTGAAAGATTCAATAGCATTGTATGTACCGAAATATTCTTTAGGATCTACACCCTTAACAAAGATAGCATCGAATGCTTGTTGGTAATCTTCTCCAAACTGTCCAATGAAGTTTTGTACCACTTCAATTGCACCTTTCTTTTTCTCTGTCTCGAAACGTTCTAAGAAATCTTCTGCAGAATTAATAGGAGCATCTTCTTCTCCATCTTCTTTTGTGAAAACACCAAGTTTAAAAAGATCTCGTGATAAAGCAGTGAATTGGTTACTTGCTGCATCTTCTTCATCTTCTTCCTCATCAGCTGCTGGAGTATCTTCTACTTTCTTAGCTTTTGTAGCAGGAACATCTTCTTCTTCATCCTCATTCTCATCACCTCCTAATAGGAAGTCTTGAATTGACTTAGAAGCATCTTCATCTGTTTTATCATCACCCTCTTCATCAGCTTTTGCTGTAGGTGCTTGTTTTTTAGTAGAAGCTGGTGCAGGCTCTGCATCAATCTTCTGTACATCATCGGGATCAGCAGAGGCTGTATCAGGACCCATTAAGTCATTTAATAACTCTGCGTTTCCTAAACCCATTTCCATGGTGTTCTCAATGCTAAAATTCCCAAATCCTGGGTTTTCTAAATTCTCGGCCATACGTAGTTCAATTTTTATTTGGTTTTTCGATATAAAAGTATATTACATTAATTTAATAACAAAGGGTAATCCTGCTATAGAGTTGAATATTCCGCATAATATAGCATTAATGAAATTTACTCTAACCTAATTGGTTAGAATTACTTAGCTTTCTTTGCTCTACCCTTTGCATTTTCTTTAGCAATTGCTAAGTCATTAGCTTGATTTTCTCTAGCTACTTGTAATTTCTCACGCTCTATTTGCATTTTTTCAGATGCTTGTTTAGACTTAGCTTGGATATCTTGCATCTTAGCTTGGTAATCAGATTGTGCTTTAGATTGATCATTTGCTAATTTACTCATCTCTAACACATCTGGAGTACCTGAAGCATCTTCATCAGATAAAGGACCTGACTTAGACTCTGCTGCAATCATTGCAATTTCAATCTTATTCAAGCGATCAAGTTCATTTTGGTAATCGTCATGAGCAATCTTCTCTTGTTGCAACTGTTGAGCTTGTTGCATCTGTGCTTGAGCAATTTGTTGCTGTTGTTCAATTTGCTGCTGTTGTTGTTGCATCTTTTGATCTTCAAGTTGTTCTTGACGATCCTTAAGAGTTTTAAACACTTTCTTCATATCACGTACAGAGTTTGTAGAATACAACTCAATAATGTCGTGTAATGAACCACCATTCTGTAGAACAGCTTGAGACAATCCTCTAATCTCATTGAACATCTGCTTATCTTCTGGACGATTAGTCAAGAACACTTTAAGATCACGGAACTTAAGATCTGTTCCATTCACTTGTACGAATGCTGATTCTCCTTCAGATGTAATGTATGAAATAGTAGATTGAGGCTTTTGGCTCTCTACATATAATGAAGCATCGATGATAGCTTGGTATAACTGACCTAGTACATACTCGTGTGCCACGAATAATGGCTCTGTCTGCGAGTAAGATTGTGTAATGGCAGTATTAGTACCTGTAGCAGTTTCAGAGGCTGAGACAGAGCCTAAACGTTGTTTAGACATACCAATTAGTTCCCAACACTCGTTCTTCAACTGCATAGCTAAGTTGTAACGAGATTGAATCTCCTGTGTACGTGTTAAATCAATATCACGGAATTGGTTGAATGATGATGGAGACTTTAAGTTCTCTGGACTGTCATCAATAAACATTACACCACGGTTACGTGCTTCCATTTCCCAAATGTCAAGAGCATCTTGTGCATCTCCATCTTTAGGAATAGGAATGTGACGAATAGATGTTAAATACACCTTACCAACTTCTTTCTCTAACAATTTGTATAATTGGTTCATACAAACGTTATAAAGAACTTGGAATGGTTTCATCAAGTCTACAAGAGACTTAGCCTCTGTATTCTTAACCTCATGTACTATACCAATGATTGGGCAATAATCTAATAACTTGAATGGCTTGATGTGGTAAACATCTGGACCAATCTTAATACCTTGGTACCATTGGTTAATCCATCCCCACTCTAATGATTGTTCTGTAGGGATTGTACCTTTCTTATAGTTTTCATCTACAAGCATAGATTGTTCGTTACCTAACTCATCTAAATAGATCAACTTACCAATCTTCTTCTTAGAGATCCAATAACAACGTACCACTACATATTTGTAACCAAATGAAGAAACGTTGTTTGTTAAGCCTAAGAAGTCTTTCAAACCATCGTTGTTCTCTTTCATTTCTGATTCAATGATCATACGTGTCTGTAACACAGCTGGATCATATGTATCGTATTGTACAGAGTCTGTACCTGGAATAGCATCTGGATTACCTAAGTTAGATTCACGAACGTTAATAAGACCGTAGTCTTGTAATGAGCTACGAAGGTGATCAATCTCTTCTTTAGTAATGTCTGGAATAGACTCAATAATCTCAGACAATTCCATAACTTGCACAGTACCAGCAGCATACGCACCTTGAGCACGTCCTGATGGATCTGAAATGTATTTACGATCTGGTGTTGTTAAGAACCAAGTGTTCTTTGGGTTAGCCACTTCGATGTTATATCCAAGCTTAGAGTTATCCTCATAGATGTGATAGAACTCACGAGCAGAGATTAACATATCACGGAACGCATCTTCTGATTTCTCTTTAAGAACAAAGTCTGCTTTCTGACATGTAAGAACATGGTTAGCCCATTTCTCTGCTGCAGATGTATAAGAATCAAGTTCATCTTGTACTTGATCCATTGTCATTTTTTGTAACTGCTCGTCCTCAATCTCTTCTCCAGCAATAGCAGCTTTTTCTAAGATTTTTTGCTTAGCTTCATTTAAAATATACTCTTGTAGTATACCTGTTTTAAACTCTAATTCCTCTGCCTTAGAGTCCTCATCAAATGCCTTAACGCGGAAAGCATCAGGACGCTTAGAGATCTCGCCTACAAGCTCATTTATAGGGGTTGTAATGATAGAGTAATGTTTAACATATGCTGGCAAAGATAGATCACTTGTCAACATATCTGTAAAACTTCTTACTTCAGGCTCTTGGTAGAAATCTTCTGGACGCAAGATACCTTTCACTAAGTCATAGTTCTTAACAAATGTATCACGATTCTTGATATACTCCGAATAAGCTTTATTCGCAAAGTAATCCATCGTGTTCTTGATCCAACTCTCATCTTGTTTCTCCTTCTCAGTTTTGAATTGATCAGGGAAGATGTTCAGATACGCATATCTAATTGTTGCATCTTTCGTATATCTAATAATTGCCATTATGTAAACAGTTTATGTTTTTTTGTTTCTGAAAATAGACCATTGCTACTTCCAAATAATTTATTATTTTTCTTCTTAGCGTACATTGCCTGCACTCTGGCATCACCACCTGCACCAACTTTACCCATTAATGGATCTAATTTCATGGCTAATGCAATGGCTAACTCTGCTGCAATGATGCGGTCAAAGTTACCTTCTTCGTTATATTGTATCATTTCTTCTAATAGTACAGGATCGAAGATCTTTACCATACCTTTTACCTCAGATGTAACTTCTCCTTCGTCATTTTTCTCTACAACTAAGGTTTCTTCTGTATACTTCTTAAGACATCCGTGTAAGAAATCTCTAATCTTCTCTGACGATCTATGTATACCATAGTCACGTCTCACTGTTGTATTAGGTACAACTTCTTTCAACCACTCTGGTTGTCTCTCTAGGAAATGTGCTTCGTTCCTAGAAATCATGTGATCAATGAAGGACATCTCATCATTCTCGACAAGTGCTCTTGCATTGTAGTATTTAATGAGGAGGCGAGCTTGTTCTTCCCACGTTTCTTTCTTGTCTGGACGTGCACAATAGGACGCAACAAACATATCTTGGTACTTTTCCCCTGTAATGGCATGCATACGTTTATATATGTACACAGAACCTAGTGATGTAGAGTATGAAGCTTTACCTTGGCGGTATGGATCGACTCCTGCTACATACAATCCATAAGGAGGACTTTCTACAGGAAACTCATATATAACTATAGGAGCATCCTTCATGTCTGAATTCTTGAGAGGGAAGTTGGAGATGGGTAGCTTGTCTGTGAATTCATGCTTAACACCTTCTCCATCATCATATAGCACGACTGGAGTTCCTGTACGCTCTTGAGATAAGAGTCTGGACTTCTGTCTTTTAGCTCCCTCTATATCAAAGATGTTTGAATCCTCATTGAGGAATATATCATCTACCTCTTGTGGATAGTACATCTTTTCCTTCAAGTAGGCAATTCTATCACCTGCTTTCTTGAGTCTTTCTAAATTGTCGTTGGTTATTTTTGTGGCTAATTCTTCATTAGAAACTAACATTTTAATGTTATGAAGATCATCACCTTTGGGTAATTCTAAATAAGCACCAAGAGTGGATTCCTCTTTAGCCTCCATTCTAAACTTATGTGAGATGAATAGTCCGTGTACACGAGTGTCATCTTTGGCATTGTTGTATTCTAAGAAGTTATAGTTACCTACGTCAAACATCAAGGACTTAGCGTCCATGAATTTCTTCATATCCCCGCCTGTTCCCGTAAGAATTGGTGCACAACCCCAGCCAAAGGGTGTTGTGAAACCTGGAACAGCAGCCTGGAAACCTCGTAGGAAAGAACCCTTACCAATCTCATCTATAATTAATCTTCTAGGCTTTGTACCTGCAATAGCCTCTTCGTTATTACCTTCGTCAAGGTTACGTATTAATATTTGTGAAAAGGGGATACGTTTTCCTCCTTTTGTTTTTACACCTAATGTTACCTGGTTCTTCCAGTTATCTTCAACCCTTTGCCATTGCCACGCTTCTGGTAAATGGTTAAGTCCTTTGTCAATCTTATCTGTAATCAGCTTTATATCGGCTGCATTCAAACCAGCAATGATGTTCTGTGAGTTCTCATCAAATGTAGCCCCATGGGACACATATGAAGCCTCTAGAACAGACTTAGCAAAACGTCTGATTCCTAGAATAACTAGGCCCTTACGTTCTTGTTGTGCTCTGTCAATCTCTGTTGACACCACCCACTCGTTATCTCTAAGGGAAGGATTAGCATATTTCTGTGCAATTCTACCATACTCATCAATAACGTCCACTTCTGTATGCCATGCATTTAGATGCCAATATAAGAATGGGTTAATATATGTATCTCCCATCATGGCTCCGTTCTTACACAGTTCCTCATGAAAGGCAAAGAAAGCATCATACTCCTCACTATCTGGTGTAGGAAGACGCTTCTGGCACATTAACCAATCCTTATAGTCTATCTTAAGCAGTTCCACTACGTTCCTTTAAAAACTTTTCAGCCTTAGATCCTAGAGATGAGCCACCTCTAACCTCAACCTTTGCTTCTTCCTTCTCACGAAGCTTATCTACAACCTCTAATAAGGCTAGATAGTTCTTCATTGTCTCTTGAATGAATTTACCCTGTGCTTCAATGGAAGCAATAACCATAGGTAATAAGCCTCCTTTGCCTGTAGGTTTCCATTCAATTCTATCTTTGAGCTCATGCATTGGATTTGCATCCACGTATTGTCTCCAAGACTTTAATTGTTCCTCAGCCCATTCGAGCTCAGTGTTAATGTATGTAGTTTTCTTTAATGCCATAACTTAGTCGTTACTTAGTCGGAGCTTAGTCGTTTATCGACCAAGTTAACCGACCTAGTCAGTGAAGTCTTGGAAATCTTCCTCAGTGTCTAATATTGTATTGAGGTTCATTCCATCCTTTATAATCTTATCTATTTCTGTATCATCAGGATGAGGAACATCCTGCATCAATTCTGCCTTATACTTTGACAGTGCGTAAACTATCTCTCTATCTGTCATTCCCCATATGTCTTTGTATTCATATAGAGCTGTTGATAAATGTCTTCCTAGATTGTATGTAGGAAATGCTTTATGTAGATCTTCTAAGATCTTTAATGCTTGTTGATAGGAGGTTAGTTTCATAAGGGGTTAAATTAAATCATTGATGTCCTCCTCAGAAAATGTTGAATCCTCTTCGTTGTAATCAATGTCTTCGATGCTGTTCTGAATCAATTCAAAATCATCTGATTCTTGCATCTCTTTACACATGTATTCTTTTGTAAAAATGACAGAGAGCTTTCCTTCCTCTTCGTCGGTGTTGACCAAATCAACATAATCCACTCCTTTATTATATAAGTCTACAAAGACATCTATAATCTCGTTCAAGGAAATCTTCTTGATTAATATCTTCTTAGCCATTGTTTACGTCTTTTTTTAATTGATCTTCTTCTTCTGGATTTGACATTACAGATGTCCATTTATTCTGTGGACAAGAGCATGATAAACATGATGTCTTAGCATCTAAATTACAACCACAATCTGTACAGTGATTATCTGGACGTAATGGCGTACTATGAAACTTAGAATGAAAAGGACATTTACTACATATTGCTAAACGTTCTTCTGATACATCATGTATCAACACTTTCATCTCTGTAGGAGGAACTAACTTATTGCGCCATCCCTCGTAAATTTGGCTGAAGTTAATCATTGGTTTTTATTTTTGGTTTTAAAAGTCTTATCTGCTTTTCCAACACCTCTATAGCATCTCGTAGTTTCTTGGGATCGGCGTTGTTATCGTCCAGTTGTTTTTGTGTTCTTTCTAACTTAGCCTCTAAAGCAGCTAGTTTCTTCATTGCCTTCTTATTATTAAACAATATACGTCCAAATCCAGAAAGCTCTAGAGAATGATTAACATCCATAGCCTCATTAGCTGATTGAAACTGATGATTAACCACAGCTTCCACTACCTTCTCTGGCATTGCCAACTTTATCGACAATACCCTAACAAGATATTCCTTATGAGACATACTCTTAGGTTTATTATACTCCATGCTCTAACTTTATCTCTAATGTAAGGTTCTCTGAGAATGGTAGGATGATGACAGGATTAACTTTAATCTTTGTTCCATCCTTAACTAAGACACCAACTTTCTTAAGCTTGGAAATAATGTTATTGATTGTAGGAGATGTAGAATTATACTTGAGGCAAAACTCTTCTCTTATATTAGAATAGGAAATATTACCATGTATAGCTGTAAATGCTACTAGTTGTATTTCTCTTTGTGTAAGGTTTAAGTTATTCACTGTAGACAATATGCTATAATACTTTTCAGCCATAGCATAGACATCATCTGTAGTCCTTTTTAATCTTTGTACAATAACCTTTTTCTTAATCTCTTCCATATGTAGTTGGCATTCTATAGAATTATAGACGCTATATTAAGAATTATATTTGGTAATTACAAATGAAAGAGAAAATATTATTACAGAGACTGTTAAACTGTAGACAGAATGATTGTACAATTTTCTACTCTTATAATGTACTCCTATAGAAAAGTTTGTAAATCTGTTTAATGTAAAATAAATCATAATGAAAGGTTTTTAGTTATAGCCCCCCCCTTCCCCCCCCAAAGGTAGAACAACTTTTTGAAAACACAAAATTTCGGCTGAGTTGAAAATTGGAAAAATTTTTTAGGATGGGGATACCTCTCGTATAGATGAGAGAGGAGTCCATTCCATATTGCATCCCCCAGGGGAAATTGTCGAGTTGGGGGTAGTCCCCAGGTTGCTTGGCATTCACTTTAAATTTAAAAAATCATTATGGAAGCAGTAATTCAATTACCACAACCAGCAATTCAGTCAGCTGTTAGAATGACAGAAACTACAATGGGAACATTTGGAGCATTAACATCACAAGCTTCGAACTACGGTTTTGACCCAACCAACTTTGCTAATCAAGATACAGCATTGTTAATCTTTGCAATTGATGCAACAGGCAAGCGTGATAAGTTTGTTCTTAGTAAAGAATTGTCACGTGAGTACTACGCTAAGGAGATTGAATTCAATCAATTGTTAGACTTAGACGTTAGACTTGCAATCAGCGAATCAGGCGAAGAAATCAAAATCATTGCTAAGCCATCACAAATGATGACATTCGCAGCAAACAAAGTAGTTGCTAAGCCATACAAAGCTAAAACTACTCTTAGTGAGGCAGATGTTCTTGCTCTTGCTAATGTTAGCATCTAACACATTGCTTACGCATTCCTTGCTCTTAGTGGGCAGGGAGTGCGCAAGCGTGTATAAGGGTGGGAATTTATCAGGGTGGGTAGAATAAAAACCAACAAAAAGTTTATTTCTCTATATATATAGAAAACTTTTGTGAATGAATAAACACAGGAGTGTAACCCTTGTATGTATATATATGTGGATTGGTGAATGCTCTGAATTGGTATAGGTATCATTATATAGCAATAAATAGATATATATATAAGAGTTTGTTCTTTCTATATAGATAAGTTTAGTCTCTATATATATTGTAGTTGTTAGTATATACATAGTTAGTATTATAGTATTGACTATGCGATTTTATTTAATGCATCATTCTATCGTGGATATGAAGACTTCTTATGTTAAAGGCTACTCTGTTAGTACTCATAAGATGTGAAACCACCTGATCAGAGCACCTGTAAACGGCAAGCCTAGTAACAGGTAGGTAATAAGCTAGGCTGATCAGCTCCCAAGGGATAGCAGATGGATAGTGACAATGAATACATAGATTGCATATATTATAGCAGTGCGTGCTTACTTAAGAATATATGTAGAACTATTATACATTGACGCAGCACTATTCATCTGAATGCAGAGGGAATATATAAATCATTTTTTAACCTTTATAATATTACATTCTCATGAAAAACATGAATCAGATTAAATTGAATGCTATCGTAGATAGCCACAGAAGAAAGTTGTTAATTGGTGCTATGATTATTCAAATCATGGCTATGATTGTAATGACTATGTCATTGGTTGGATTGTTTGTTGATCCAGCACACACTGAAGGATATTGTATTGTATTTACATTCTTCAGTCTTATTGCATTGTTTGGTGTATTACAATATGATAAACACAAGAGAGACTTCAGATAGTCTCTCTTACATCCTCTATAGAAATGAAAATATTAGAAAACAAAGTTCTTGTTCTTAATGTAAGAGAATACTATTTATTCAGGGAGTTGTTTAAATGGTCTTTTATATATTTTGGGTATTGTGCTGGTAGCATTGTTATAGCTGCTGATTCACATTTGTTAAGCTTATTAGGATATTAATCATGAAGACATGTAAAAAATGTAACCAGACTTTAGAGTTTGGTTACTTCTTCAGACATGGTTATAATGCTAATGGTTCTATTAAATACTATAATCAGTGTAAAGATTGTGTTAGAGATAAACACAACGAATACAATAGACAATGGAAGCTTAATAATCCTGATAAGCATAAAGAACATGTGAAGAAGCAATGGCAAACACTGAAATCTAATCCAGATAAATTGCAGAAACATTATGAAAATACGCTTAAGTGGAATAATGCATTTAGAGCGTATAAACCTGATGTAGCAAAGACTAGAAAAGCTAAATATAGAGAAGAGTTGCACGATGAATACATCAAGCAATTAATTCTAAATAGAAATTATGGTCTTTTATCAGCTAAAGATATAACTACAGATATGTTAGTTATGAAAAAACAACAAATAATTTTAACACGTAAACTTAGAAATCATGAGTAAGAAGAACACAACAACATTAGTAGAAGTAACAGTTACATCACAAGCACAAAAGACTACAACTGTAGATGATGTGCGTAAGATGTGTCAAAAGATTGGTGATTCACTTAGTAGTACATATGCTAATACAGGTGATATCAAGGCTGCAGCAGGTGCAATTAGTGCTTATGGTACAGCTATTGGCGCAGTGAAAGCACAATTGATCTACAAGAAGATGACTAGCAGTCCTGCTAGAATAGAGTTCTTTGAGACTAATTAAGCTATTGATATGAGAAAACTATTAGTTATCATCATGATGTTGGGAGTGGCATCATGTGTAAAGGATGATCAAGAATCTAAAACTGTTAATATAGAACATAATGATAAAATCTATAGTGTTGGAGGTAATACTATGATGAGTAGTTTTGCTGCTCAAGAAGTTACCATTGATGGTTGTCAATATCTATATATTTCAAAAAGTAATGGTATAGTATTAACACACAAAGGTTATTGTTCTAATAATATGCACTTAATAAACAATAGATTATGAGAAAGAAAGGCAAAGCTTATATATTATTACCATTAGTAGCTATTTCTATAAATGATGATGGTAGTAAAGAATTAATGTTTGGATGGTTTAACTATACGTGGACCATTATATTTTAGATCTTTTCTGTATTCTTGTTACGTTGGAATAACTAACGAGAAATGATTGACTGACGTAACAAGATGCAGAGAAAAGGGAATAGTCAGGTGGCGGAATGGTAGACGTAAAAATTAAATAGGTGTAAAAACCTAGATTTATATACAGGTTCGAATCCTGTCCTCGACTGACCAATATGTATAGGAGTAGTAGAAATATTACTCCTAACTATTGGATTATTAAATAAAAGTTCGTATATTCGTGTATACAAAATAATAAATATATGAAAAGATTTTTTGATAAAGTAGATAAAACTGATACCTGTTGGTTATGGACAGCATCATTAAGAGGTAAAACAGGATATGGTGCATTTAAACTTAATGGTAAAGTTCTTGATGCTCATAGATTATCATATCAACTACATAATGGAGAAATTCCAAGTGGATTATATGTATGTCACACTTGTGATAATCGTAAATGTGTTAATCCTAAACATTTATTTTTAGGTTCACCCAAAGATAATTGGCAAGATGGATTTGATAAAGGTAAGATTAAGTTATTAGGTGGTATAGATCACGATAAGCTTAAAAAACATCCTAGTAAGGGAGCTTACAACAGAGGATGTAGATGCGATGAATGTAAGGCTATTCATAATATGATGGTCAAAAGATATAGGACAAGTTTGAAATAATCCTGTTCTGACTACAATAAAGAGAGATGAGTGAAGCTGTAGTTAGCACACCTCTGATAATGGTGATTATACCGAAAAAAGGTTTAGAGTAGGTATAAGTGAAATCAGGCATGACCAGTAACCTCGAAAGACCCGAAGTCTCTCTTTATAATTATGTGTGCGCAGTTAATAGAACTGGCTTATTAAAACTATTATTCCTCAGCATGAATTAAAACTGCTTTTTAAATTATTGTTTAATCATTTAATATAGCATTATGAGATTTATCTATAAGTTTATGGAAGTTTATGTATGGTTATTATTTTCCATACTAGGTTTGCTTGGGTTTGCACAAAATATATATTTTGGCAACATCGCCTCATCTCTTGGGATGTTAGGTATGTCTATTATATTCATGTTTGTATATATTAGAGAAAAGAATTTGGGTTAAAGTTTTTCATAGAGGTGTAAGATAAAGGGCTGATGTTATACGTCAGTCCTTTTTTGTTATTCCTCATAGACAAGAACATTTATGGAAATATTAAAAAAGGACGATATAGTTAAATTCAGAATTGGTAGTCTTACACTAAACTATATGGTGTGGAATAACCATGTGAGTTGTACAGATGGATTTAGTAATTATGTAGTATTTGATAAGCTTGGTCTAAACGACTCTCAAAGAAAAGCATTAGCTACTAAACATTATGGTTATAAACCGATTGGTCATGGTGATTGGCCTAACTTTAAAGGAGGTGACTATAGAGCTGCTACAGAATTAGTTAAAGCTGTACATGATTTATGTAATAAACATAATTTTAAATTAAGAGAAGATGAAAGAGCTTAGATTCGATGATAAAGTTACATTCAAAGTTGGAGATAATGTGTTACACTATCAAGTGAGAGTAAATCATTTAGATTACATAGATGGTATTTCTAATTATGAAGTGTTTAAACTTTTAGGAATGACTAAACATGAAGAAAGACGTGAGTTTGCAAGTAAAATCTACGGTTATGAATCAAAAGAAGGTGATTGGCCAGTTTTTAAAGACGGAGATTATGCTGCAGCTACAGAGCTTGTTAAACATCTGTATGATTTATGTAATAAGTATAATTTAAAACACACATGAAAAGAACACATCTTATGCTAATGGTTGCATTTGCAACTATAGCACTGTTGATAATCATGGGAATGGTTAGCAACCATAGTGGTGATAAGAAATACACCATTATAACCAAGCGTGAAGTTTACCACACTGATTCATTCAGACTGTATGGTAAAGGTATTGTCTTTGATGATGATCATAGACAAGTTATAGTAATGGGGGATTTTGAGATAACGTCTAAATTAGAACAGTAATGCAAGAGTTTATTTTACAAGTAGGCTGCTTTCTATTGGGAGTAATAGTAGGTATGCGAATTCATAGTTTATTAACTAAATGAGAGGAATTTTAATTGATGCATGGGATAGCGATGTAAGGGAGGTTACAATCGTTGACGAAGCAAGTATATTACAACAAATGTACGAGCTTATTGGATGTTCAACTGTAGAATGTGTACATCTACCAAATGGTAATGACCTGTGGGTAGATGAAGAGGGATTATTATTCCTTACACATAATAGTAGATTCTTTCAGTATAAGGATGTAATGCCTATACATGGAAGAGGAATTATTTTAGGGTTAGATCGTACTACAGGAGATTGTAAGAGCACAAAACTGAAACTGGAAGATGTTACAGATAGTGTTGACTTCTATTCTATTGAAGAAGTACGAGAACTAGTTAAATCAGAGTATTAATTTTTAAATAACACACAAATGGAGAAGATTACATTTAACCACGAAGGAGTACATATTCATGACTCTTTCAATTTGACAAAACAACAAGGTAACAAGATTGATTCTGTTATCATGTTCGAAACTATTGTAGCTGATAGAATTCTAGAAGTACAATACGAAGGTATTCGTGAGGATGCACCACGTGAAATCAAGACTAAAACTGGTGTATTAGCTCGTTGTATGAATTATACAAGCACTGATCAAGAGAAAATCTATCTTGCATATGCATTTGCTAGTAAACATCATGCTGCACTATCTGTGTTAGCTGGTTACGAAGCATTAAGACGCGTTACAGATAAAGAAGGTGAGCTACGTTCACAATTTCTTGAGGCTGCTAGAGATCATTTTGGAGATAAATTCTCTGAAGAGAAGCTAGAAGAGAAACTTGAAGAGATGGTTGGTAGTAAAACAAGACCATTTAAGCCTGTAAAGAAGTTAATTCGTCAAGTAGATGCTTCTAACTATGATTATTCATTGTTTAAAGCTATGCTAGATGAAGAAGATGGTGATGCTTACATCCCAGAACTTGTAGATGACATTATAGCAAATGTCAAAGATCTAGATGATTAATTTGTGTGTGTAAAATGAGGATAAGAGAGCAGCATTCACCTAAGTGTTGCTCTCATTCTCTAATTAAGCACGTTATAGTTTAATAATCAATTCAATTATGAATTTTATAACTAGGTTTTTTAAAAAAATTAATAACAAAGAAATGGAAAAAGTTAAATATTATTTACCTGGAATTAAGGTAAAATGCATTAGTGCATACTGTAGACTAGGAGAAACTGCTACAGTTGTGCGTAAAATAAATGATTATGATGCAGTTTATATCAAATATGACTCAGATGGTTCTGAAGATACAGCTCGTTTTGGTACGAATGGTAAGTATGATCTAGGGTTTGTAGATTCTCAAGATGAATTGCTACAGATAGCAATTGAGAAATATGATGGAAAATCATTTACATCATTATCAGGTACAAATTATCAGAATTTCAAACCAGTCAAGGCAAAATGGATCAGTGGTCATAAATTTGATATAATTCTTGATGATAAGGATGAGCGTAGTGCACATGTCTATGAATCAGGTCAATGGGCTAAATTAGAATCACCATCTGACGATGTATCTGATATCAGAGTGGGTGAAACGATTAGAATTAAGCCTCAAAAGGAGCGTACATTGTTTTCATATTGTAATGTGAAACCCACTGCAGGATATGCAACTCATAATGGTTGGGCAGCACACGATAATTTAGAACATGAAGTTAAAGATGTTTATTATGCTAAACAGTTCAATAGCTGGTTCTATAAAATAGATTGCAAATATGGCGATGATGATAGTCATTGGTATGCATCAGATGCTGTTGAGCTTGTTAAAGCTCCTGAATCAAAAGGAGAGTGGTTATTTGAGGAAGTATTTCCTGAAGAGGGACAATGTAAGACTATTACGCCTGAATTAGAAGCATATTTACGCAAGACAAGAACTCCAGAAGGAGACCAAGCTCAGAAAGATAAAGCAAAAGCTATTTGCTGGAATCACAAGGGTTATTGGTATGTTTCTCGTAGTTCTCAAAAGCAAGAATATATAATTACTCAATTGTCGAAATTTTTCACACCAAAACAAGAACAACCTATGGAGCCACAAGATGCCCAACAGTTTGATTACACACCACAAGGTGGCTTTCAGTTAACACTTCCTCCTGAAATTGTAGGAGCAGCATTACAACAAGCTACACAAACACATTTCAGAGAGTCTGAGAAGAAGTTTGAGAAGCATCGTGAAGATGTTGCTGCCTTGATAGACAAGAAGAAGCAAATGATTGAGACAGAATTATATCAGAAGTTTGAAAAGACTATCGGATGTGATTTTGTAGAGTTCAAGACAAAAGTTGTAGAAGACTATTTGACTTCTAAGCAAGTTGTTATTGAGCTAGGTCAAGACAAGAAGTATGAGTTCTCTCTTGAGGACAAGCATGCAGAATTACCAAAGATGGTAACATTTCTACAGTTGTTTAAGCAAGCTATGATTGTAGGTCCATCAGGATCAGGTAAATCAACTATGGCTAAGCAAGCAGCTGAAGTTATGGGACTACGCTATGGTGCATTCTCTTGTAATCTAGAAGCATCTAAGTCAGAGTTAGTAGGTTTTGCTAACATTGACGGTTATGTAGAGTCTTCATTCTTAGATTTCTATGAGAACGGTGGTGTATTCTTGGTGGATGAATTATAAAACTCGTCCGTACTTATTTAATTGCTGGAAGCCCTAAAGCCGAGATAGCTACAACGTAACCATGAAATATAGGTAAGCGTGAATGCTAAAAATATCAAGGATGTAAATGGGTAATCAGCAGGGAAGCCCCGAATAGGGGAACCTTCAGAGACTATCTCCTTTGTAGGAGAGTACAAATATTTTTAATCAATTTATTTGGAAAAGGTAAGAATTATTTTGTATATTGCATACATGATATCATACATGTAAGCTTTATGAAAACTGGTAGAATTTATTGTTTAATTGATCCCTTTAGTTACGAAGTAAGGTATGTTGGTTTTACAACTAACACCTTAGAAAATCGTTTTTCAAGTCATAAGTACGAAGCCTTAAAAAGAAAAGGTCCTACTTATAAAGATAAATGGTTTAGAAAATGTGCTAAACAAGGAAAAATTCCTATAATATCCTTGTTAGAGGATAATATTCCATTTGATAAATGGGAAGAAAAGGAAAACTATCATATTGGTAAGTACAATAACTTAACTAATATAAGAGCTGGAGGACACGGTATAATTGTTGATAGAACACAAAGTTCTGTTGATTCTTCTAACGAATGTAGAAAAAAGGCAATAGTTCAATTAAACATTGATGGATCTTTTGTTAAACAACATGACAGCATAAGAGATGCTGAGAGAGAATTAGGCTTTATAAGAAGCTCTAGAATTGGTGTAGTTTGTAATAAGAAAGCATATTCAGCTTATAATTACAGATGGGCATTTCTAGAAGATTATGAAAAAGGCGAATTACCTATTTATGTTGATAAAAAACAAAAGTATCTTGATAGAAAAAATGGAATGTCTCAAAAAATAATGGTAATTAATACATTAGATCCTAGTGATATAAAGTATTATGATTCTATTGTTGAGTTTGGTAAAGTAATTTCTCCAAACAATATTGAGCCAGGAAAAGTTTTTATATCTAAGAAAACTGGTTTAGTTCAAAACAAATACAAAATAATTAAGATATAGTCCGATCCTTTGGCGAAAGCCTTAGATGGTTTTTTATGTTAAGATGATAACTTAGCTAAACGAAAACCTAATTTTATGGAGTATGATTCTATGTCTCCATCTATTGCTGTAGTGTTAAATGCTGCGTTCGATAGAACTGGTATGATCGCTGTACCAAACCGTAAGGATAAAACTATAGCTAAGAAGCACAAAGATTTCTATTGTATTCTGGCTGGTAATACCTGGGGTTCTGGTTCTGTAGAATATCAAGGGCGTGAGATGCAGGATGCTGCCTTCTTAGATCGTTTCAAGATGTGTCGTATCTTCATTGATTATGATGAGAAGCTTGAGAAGAACATTGCTGGTAAGCATTATCCATTCTTCAAGAAGATTCGTGATTATGTCAACAAGAAGGTAGATGGTGAGAACTTCTCAACTCGTTCTATGTATGATGCTACAATGCTATTGGAAAATGGCTTTAAGCAAGAGAACATCTTAACTATGATCTCTGAACATTGGGATGAAGCATTGCGTAAAGACTTATTCAAGACTATGAAGGTTGAATATGACTATACAACAGCAGCATAATGAGAATAGTTAAAGAAGAGAAGAAAGTTTTTCACATGTATTTTGATTCTGTAGATGATTTCTTTCAACATAGTGATGCAAGAGCATTATTAGCAAAAGGTATAAGCCATTTGCCTGATAATAATCGAGATCACATTAAAGAAATTGGAGACGGAGATGAGAGAAGTTGGAGATATGCAGAGGAGAAAAACAAAGATCAGTTTGAAAAGACTAGATTTGATCCTAACAAAGGTAAAACAATGTGTGCAGATGCTGTTAAATCAACTATGGCTGATAGAAGCTATAAGAAGTTGATGGCTAACGCTATGACATATCGTAGAAAACCTAAGTTTCAGGATGTAGGATCTAGACTATCTGTCCCACGAGCTATAGCTGGTGAGGATAAATACTTTGTTAGTCTGAAGTCTGCAAGAAAACCAACAGTGAAGATTGCTATTAACATTTGCGGGAGTGCAAGTGTTGATGCAGCAGCGTTTAGAAGAGTGGCAGAAACAGCTATTCCAACCATTTATGCGTTGGAACAAGCTGGTATTACCACTGAAGTTTATTATTGTGCGTTTTCTACAAGAACCCATCCAGATTTTGATCATAGTCAACTATCTGTAAAAGTTAAATCAGCCCAACAACGATTCTCTTGGACATTATTTGCTCCAGTGTTTTGTGTTGGTAGCTATAGAGATAACATCTTTACAGCATGGAGTAACTGTGATGAGGAAACAAGCAGCGGATTAGGTTGTCCAATGAATGAGTCCACTATCGAAGAGTTTGATAACTTTGGATATGATTCTGTGATTGGTCTTAATGCTGTAGGTCCTGTAGAAAACGTAGGCTCTATTTTTAGTAAAATAAAGCTTAAAAAATAGGTTAAATGATTAATGGTTCATAGAGCTCTTAGACTTTGTCTTTGAGCTCTTTTATTTTCTCACACTTTAAATTTTAGAACAAATGAAAATTGTTATTGAAAGATCAGGAAGATCATTCTTCCTACACGCATTACATTGGGTAGTGTTTGGTTTGTATGTGTACCAAATGTTTACAAAAGAAGACTATTTAACTAGTCTGAATTGTGCAATTTGGGTAGGTATTGCTTATGTACGTTTTCTACAACTAACAGCGTCAGAAGTTAGATTACAAATGTTAGAAAGCGAGGTAGCTGATGAGATTATTAATGGATTCAAGCAGTTCATGAAAGATAACAAGGATGAGCTTGTTGATGATCTTAATAATAAAAAAGATGTTAAAATCAAATTAGGTAAGAACGATGAAAGAGCAAATTGATTCATTGACCAGTCTAGCTATACATGCTAGAGATTATGCAAAGCGGGTAGGCATTGAACCTATAGACAATTATATTGTATTTCAGAATCAATATAAAGCATATTGTGCAGACAATTATAGGTTCTTTAGTATTGTCTATGAATATGGCGTAAGGGTTAATGTTAGTGGTTATAATGATAAGACATCATGTGAAATTACATTTGGTACTGACTTAACAGAAGAACAACTACAAGAAGCTTATAACAAAGGCTTTACTGCTATATTTGAGCATGAAAAGAATCAAGCCGAAGTGCTAGAAAAGCAAAAGATTGCACAGATTGCAGAATTAGAATCTAAATTAGCACGTTTAAGAGATTTATAACATGGGGTATCAACCTGTAAAACTAATCTATAACTCATACCAGCCGACCAATTTGGAGGTTGGTATGATGTTTGCTATGGATGTCACTATAAATGAGCATTCATACTTGCATTTGAGGAAGCTTGAGAAGCTACCACGGAATATTGAAGAATATTTACAGCATAACGGATTGCCCGTTAAGCCTTATTTTATTAGAGCTGTAGACTCTAACCCAGATGTTCCACCAGAGGTGGTGGCATATCCAGATCAAATTGCATACTATGATCAAGATGGTCAACTGTTTGATTTTACAGTTGATGATATGAACTACATATGTATAGAAGATGATGGATATATCGGATTATACTTTGATGACGAAACAAACCAACCTGTATTAGAGGATGGTCGTGTTGTAGTCACATCAATGGATAATGTATTCGATGCAGATGATGAAGACTGGGAAGAGCACAATCTAATAGAAGATTGGGATGTCACATTACAAGATGGTCTAGATGACCTATAGTACACAACAAAGTTTAATTATTTAAAAACAAAGTTTTATAAAAAAACAAAGTCATGAAAAAAACAACATTAATTACAGGATTTACAGCTTCAAATTTTAAGCAATGGTTAGGCAAGAAGAAAATTAGCTTCTTAGCAGGTATTAATAGACCAATTGATCCAGCACAAGTTACAAAGCTTGCTGTTTCTGTAGATTTACTAGGTACACAACGTACTATTGTTATTGCGGAATTATCATTTATTACAGGTAAGAAAGAGTGGTACATCATTGATGGTCAACACTTATATCATGCATTGATGCGTAATGGTCAAGATATTCCATATGTAGTAGTAGCTATTAAAGACAAAGCTGATCTTGTAGAGAAAATTGCATTATTGAATGCTTCTTCTAAAAGCTGGTCTACACAAGACTACATCACTGCATGGGGATCGTTGAAAACTGATTATGTTAAATTGAATGAGTATTTGAATCGTTATGATTTAGAGAAAGCTTTCACTGCATCCGTGTTAATGAATTTTGCACACGATGGTAGTGGTATCAATAAGCATATTAAGAAAGGTACTTTTGAAATTATCAATGAAGAAGAGAATGTAAAGATTCTTGATTATATCACTGATGTATTAAAAGTTATTCCTCGTCAAAATCGTGTAGAGAATAAGTATGTATGTCGTGAGTTCTTAAACTTTATCAAAGGTTGTCCAGATTACAATCACGAACGATTCATTTCAAACATGCTTAAAATTAAAGATGAATTCAAATTTGCTACACAGCAAGAAGGACGTTTGTCAGATTTCTTTTATAAACTAAAATAATTAAAGTTATGTCTATTAAAACACGCGTAGGTAGAATGGTTGAAGTAATCAACCAAAATAAAAAGAAAAGCTCTGCTGATACATATCACTCTGTATTATTAAAGACTGGTAACACAGTGAGAGAATTTCTATTTACAACAGTTGAGCTAGATGTAGCCTCTTCACGTGCTCGAAAGAACATTGAGGATACATTGGAGCAAAGCTTCATTTCTAAAATTATAGATTAATGAAGAAGGTTATAGTAATCTTGAGCACTATGGGACTTATGTCCTGTAGTGCTTATAAAATTGAAGTGCGTAATAATTACTACACTCCTATAGAAAGAACTGGTATTACATGGAGAAAACATTGGTTTTCTTTTGATACAGAACAACAAGCAAGGAATTATATAGAACATTTACGCACTGAAGCTCAGATTCGTAGAGCAGCACGTAAGAAACGTTATATTAAAATCAAATAATATGTCTACAGCTAAAGGAACAAGCTATGTCACATGCTATCATCCAGAGAACGATGATCTATGGTGTGAGCTAGAAGTAACATGGAAGCACACAAGCGAACCAGCAGTTATGTATTATGAGGATGGTTCAGGCTATCCTGGCGATGAGTCATTTGAGATTATAGAATCAAAGATGATTTCATATTGTGATCAACCAGTACAAGAAATGGTAGAACCACATTGGATTGATTGGGATAAAGTAATGGAGGATTTAGATCCTGAAAACTTATATTAATATGTCAGAAGTAGAAAAAGCTGAGGAGCTTATGAAAACCTTTGGAGATGTTGCATATGATGCAGCACAACTCGCACAAGATCAGTATGGTGAACAGGAAAATCCTGATCAATTTTTATTTTGGCACAGAGTTAAAATTTATATTCATGCACACAGCTAAAATCACTGTACAGTCAACCTTTGAGCATATTGACAAAGAGTTGAAAAAGGAGTATCTTCGTGATAAACAACGATACTTAGAAAAATGGGGCTTACGAGCTATTAAAACTAACACACCTAAAACAGCATTAGAATCATGGTAAAGATCTATACAATTGGACATTTGATTCTTGCAATATTTGTAGGCTGTGTTACAACTTCTATAATCTTAGGTGTAAAACAAGGTTTAGAAGAAAGAGATCGTGAAATAACACGATTTGAACAGCTTCCTCTTTCTAAATGCGATAGTTTAGTTATGGCTAATGATTCATTGGTTACACGAATGGTAACATTAGAGAATAGATTACTACAATATCAAACTGGTTTGTCATTCTTAAAAGATAAAGACAAAGGAGCTTATGATTATGCAGTTAATGCAGGTAATCTTAAATTTGAAGACTTATGGTAGTACCAATAATGGTCATCCTACTCATCTCTGGACTTATAGTCTGGAGATGGGTTATAGGAATAGACTACATGCACAAGAACCATCCTAATTACAAGGGTGAAGATTTATTTGGAGAAGATGAGGAACACAAAAATTAAAGAAAGTTCAGCTATTTGTACAAGCTGTGGACATAGTCATGATGTAGAGGTAATAAAAAATAAATACGAAAGTTTTCAACGAGGACGTACAAGCTTTTATTGTGAATCCTGCAACACTTATAATCGTATTATATCTACAAAAACAGGAATCTTTCGCCTAGGTTCTCTAAAACCAAAGGGCAAAGGTCCTGTAACTGTTAGAGAAGACAGAATGAACTGTCCTCATTGTGATAGATCTATAGACAGAGAAGATTTTGATTTCTTACTAAAGAACAGAACTTATAGAAGAACTACATGTCAATCGTGTTATGGTCCAGTGTTAATTAGAAGAACTGTACTTGGGTTTTATACCACTGCGAAAGCAGATATCAGAAGAAAAGCAATTAATACAGAAAAAGGAATTAATCGTCTTGAATTCGATCCTGAAACAAAGACATTTAAAACTATAAAAGACAGATATTATTTGCACAAAATGTGGAAACAGATTAAACAACAAGAAAATGATACCAATCCTAAATAAAACATATTACTTTTTTGATGATGGTAAGATTAGATTCAGTCGAAGAAGTAGAGTTGTAATAAAAGAAATCATTCCATTTAACGAAATTGACCAAGAAACCTTGGCTAAATGGGAAGATGACGTAAATGAATGCGATTGGTTGTATAGAGAAACAACTGACTATTTCGTTAAAGCTGAAGCAAGTGAAGAAGTTAATGGAAACGTAATCGATGAAACCTTAATGTTTGTTAGAAGCAAAAACGATGGTTGGTTTAGCCTTGGTTTTTGGGGAGGAAGATTAGACATTGATGGAACACTTAACGCTTTTTGCGAAGAACATTTTAAGGAATTACCTAAACAACAAGACAATGGTAAATAAACAAACGGCAATGATACAAATGCTTGAGTTCATTAATGAATTAGGTGAAAAGCATCCAAGTAAAATGCACGCAGTGTTATGTCGAGAGAAAGCTATAGAACTGCTTGAAGTTGAAAAAGAGCAGATAATAAATGCGGCACACGGTAATAGAGTTGTAGGAGGGCTTGATGAAAATGGTTATTTTACATTAATAGAAGTAACAGGAGAAGATTATTACAAGGAAACTTATGGAAAAGAATAAAATGAGAACAATAACAAGATCAGTAATTAAACTTTCAGAGATACCTGAAGAGTTTCACAAAGAAGATGTGTTGGTTGGTCACAAAGAACACACTTATATTGAGTGTCATATTGATGATTCTTTAGGAGCTAGTCCCCTTACTTTATGGATGATAAGTCAATATCCAACAATAAAACGTAAGATTAGTTTTCTTATTCACATAGATAAATAAGACAATGGAAAGAGAGTTCTGCTCATACGAGCAATCATTAGCCTTAAAGGAATTAGGGTTTGATGAAGATTGTTTTGTATCATTTTTTATACCCAATTTGTATAGCATAAAATTTACTGCTACTACAAAAAGAAATTCAACTTTGGCAATGGGTAAAGATGGATGTACTGCTCCACTTAAACAACAAGTATTTAAATGGTTTAGGGAGAAGTATGAATTATATTATCGCATAAGTGGGGTAAAACAAAGCCGATATCATTATTCTATTGACTATCAATATAAAGATGGTAAATGGGGAATGATGGGAGGAGATATTACTACCTACGAAGAAGCAGAGAATGCTTGTATTGATAAACTTATTTCAATCTGTAAACAACAAGACAAATGATTAATGTATATCCAACAAATGACTTAGAAGAACATATTTTAGATTCCACTTGCAAATGTATGCCAAAGATTGAGGAAGAATATGGAGAAATGATTGTAGTACACAATTCATTTGATTGCAGGGAAGCTGTAGAGGAAGCGAAAGAAATAATTAAACAACAAGAAAAATGATAGGAGATGTAGTACTTTGGATAGTAAAATTTGTGAAGCAACAGTTTTTGTGTATTCACAATTATATGCCTGATAGAATAGGTATTATAACAGGCTTGGGACACTCAAGAATTTGCACTAAGTGTGGTAAGTATGAAGACTAAACAACAAGACAAATGAAACTATATACAGAAGAACAAGTATTAAATTCAATGAAGTCTGTTATTTATTATGTTAATCATTACCACGTAAATGTTATTGATAAAATAATTGACAATCACATTAAAGCTTTGGGTGCTGTTGAACTACCGAGTGACGATGAGATTATAGAGCATTTAAAAGGCATTGGAGATGATGAACATAAACTTGGCTTTAGTAGAGGGACACAATGGGCAATTAATCATATTAAACAACAAGAAGATGGCAAATAAAGACAAATGCGTAATTTGTGGTATAGAAACACAATACGATCAATCAACAAGTGTAGATTATAGATTTAACTATGTTGATGGAATGGGACAATTATGTGGCAATTGCTACAAGAAAGGTTCTACACCTATAGAGCACATTAGTATTCCAAAAGAATACATTAGTAAATATTCCAATGATATGGAATTAGGTGGTGCTGTTAGACAGTTTTATAATCAAAACTACAAATAATTTAAAAGCGTAATTATGGAAAATAACAATTCAGTATGCTTTGTAGGTAAAGTTACCGACATCAAACCAATTGATGGGGCAGACAATATCGAATTAGTAGTAATAAACGGATGGAATTGCATCAGTAAGAAAGGTGAATATAAAGTAAATCAATTAGCAATCATTGCTACTACAGATGCAATTATACCACAATCGTTATCTGATGAAATCGGTGTTACCAATTACTTACGCAAAGGTGGACGTGTGCGTACTATCAAACTACGTGGTGTGTATTCTGAATGCTTAATCATCCCATTACATGATGCAATGGATCCTAAATTATTGAGCGAAGAAGGTAAGGATTTGATGGATGAATTAGGTATCTATAAATATGAACCACCAGTTAGACAAGTTCAATTAGCAGGAGGACGTAAGATTAAATACAAGGATAATCCAAACTTCCACGTCTACTATAAGTTTCCTAACTTTAAGAACGTACCTAATATGTTTAATGAAGATGACGTAGTTGAAATCACTCGTAAGATTCATGGTACAAATGCTCGTTATGGTATTATCAAAAAGACTAAACCATCATTATGGGATAAAGTAAGGAAATACTTTGGTAATGAATGGGCTGAATATGAATTTGTTTATGGATCACACAATGTAGAGAAAGGATCTGACAGTCAAGGATTCTACGATACAGATGTATGGAGAACAATTGCTGATCGATATGATATCAAAGACAAATTATGGTCTCATGTTAAAACATGGTATTCACCTGATATGATTGGTACTGGTTTTATTATCTATGGAGAAATCTATGGCAAAGGTATCCAGAAGAACTATGAATATGGTTTAGATGATATCGAGTTTGTAGGATTTGATGTTGAGGTAAATAGTATATACCAATCAGTATATCGATCAGACGCAGAGATTGCTTCTTTAAAATTAGACTATGTAGAGTTATTATATAGAGGATTTTGGTCTCAAGAAGTACAAGACGCATTTACATTCAATCAATTCATTGACGGTACTAAAGTGCCACATGAAGGTATTGTTATCAAATATGAATCAGGTAGTAGAAGTAAAGTAGCTAAAGTAATTAATCCAGACTATCACATCTATGCTGAAAAGAAAGATGTAGGAGATTCACATTAATACAATTATGAAACTAAAAATCAAATTAATCGGAGGTCAAAGGTTATTCTTTACCTCCGATACTCATTACAATCATAGAAATATCTGTAGAGGAACTACAACATGGACTGATCCAGATAGTAAAACTCGTGATTTTGATACATTAGAACAGATGAATGATCGTATAGTGAATAATATTAACTCTGTTGTAGGACAAGATGATATTTTAATTCATTTAGGAGATTGGTCATTTGGTGGCTTTGAAAGTATTGATGCATTTAGAAATAGAATTCATTGTAATAAAATTCATTTAATTCTAGGAAACCATGATCATCATATTGAAAGAAATAATGGAGATTCTTGCATATTATTTGAATCAACTAATCAATATGTTGAATTAAGTGTAAATAAAGAACATAATTTTGTGTTAATGCACTATCCCATCATGTCATGGAATAGAATGAACGATGGTGTTATACATTTACATGGACATGTTCATTTACCTCCTGAATTAAGAATAGGAGAAGGTAAAATGATGGATGTAGGAATGGACGGTAACAATTTCTTTCCTATAGAAATGGAAGAAGTGTTAAAGTTGATGAATAATCAACCTATAAAATCAGGATTAAAAGAAGATCATCATATTAAAGACAAATCATGAAACAATTACTATTAATTAGAGGATTACCTGGAGCAGGTAAAAGTTCATTTGCTAATTTTGTTTGGAGCGATTATGCAATATGTGAGGCTGATAAGTTTTTCTACGATAAAGAAGGTAAATACAATTTTGATGCTACTAAATTAAAAGAAGCTCATGAATGGTGTAGAAATCAGGTAGAAACTCGTATGAAAGACAATCAAGCTAAGCCACAGTATTATCCAGAAATTGTAGTAGCTAATACATTTACACAAGAGTGGGAAATGGAACCTTATTACAAGTTAGCAGAACAATATGGATATAGAGTGTCTACTATAATTGTAGAAAATAGACACGGGTCATCATCAGTGCATGATGTACCGTCAGAAACAATTGATAAAATGCGAAATAGATTTTCAATTAAACTATAGAAAATGAAAACAATTTATAAATACGAATTTAAAGAAGGTAGTGTTGAAATGCCAATAGGAGCAAAGATACTAACTATAGAAGATCAAGATGGCCGACTTCATATATGGGCTATAGTAGATACTGATGCAGAATCTGAATTTAGATATTTTGCAATAGTTGGTACTGGACAGGATTTTCCAGAAGCAGATGAAGTTAATTACATTAATACAATTCAAGATAGTCCATTTGTTTGGCATATTTTTGAATTGATAGATAAATAAAAACTATAAAACAAATGCAAGTATTAATCTATGACATCGAGACCATACAGGAGTTCTTCCTGATGAATGTCTGCGAACCTGAAACAAAGGAATGTCACGAGTTTATGGTTAGCAAATGGCATAATAATCTTGATGCAATGGTTAAATTCATTGAAGATCATAAAGATTTTTATTTTGTTGGCTATAATAACTTACGATTTGATGCTCAAGTTGTAGAATGGATCTTACGTAACTACGAGAATTGGCACCAGAAGGACAATCTAGAGATATGTGCTATGATTGCCCAGAAGGCTGCTGATGTCATCCATGACGCAAACTTTGAGGTGTTTCCTGAATACAGAGAACAAGACTTATCATTTAAACAAATAGACTTATTTAAGGTGAACCACTACGATAATAAGACGCGTATGGTGAGCTTAAAGAGACTAGAGTTTGAGATGGATCTTGAGAACATTGAAGAAATGCCTATTCACCATACAAAGGTGGATATGACACAGGAAGAGATTCAAATCACGCGTGACTATTGCAAGAATGACGTGTTTGCTACTTATGAATTCTATAAGATAACTACAGGTCAGTGTGATCATCCATTATACAAAGGAAACAATCAGTTAGAGCTAAGACAAGATATACAGGAAGAATTCGGTATACCATGTCTAAATTATTCTGATTCAAAGATTGGTGATGAGATGATTAAGAAGTATTATTGCCAAGAAAAGAAAATACAATACACAGAATTACCACGTAAAGGTTTCTTCAGAAAAGAAATTAAGGTGAAGAACTGTATTGCACCGTATGTTACATTTAAAACTACACAGCTACAGACATTCCTAAAGAAAATGAAAGGAACTACACTGGGGCTGCAAGATGATTTTAAAGAACATATAGATTTCTATGGCAATACATATTCGTTTATGAAAGGTGGCTTGCACACAGAAAACAAGCCAGAAATATTTGAAGCAAATGAAGAATATGAGATTATTGATTGGGATGTTTCTAGTTATTATCCTGCTATTATTATCAATAATGGTAAGTATCCCGCTCACCTTGGTAAAGAGTTTCTTGAGGGTTATAAACAAATGTTTAATAAGCGTCTGGAACTTAAACCGTTGGCTAAGAAGGATAAGAAGATAGCTGGTATTGTAGGAGCTCTTAAGTTAGCTGTAAACTCTGTCTATGGTAAAAGTTCTGATATGCAGAGCTGGATCTATGATAGACAGTTGACTATGTTCACTACTATCACTGGTGAATTATCTTTGATGATGCTTATTGAAGCATATGAACTAGCAGGCATACATGCTATTTCTGCTAATACAGATGGTGTAACTATTCGAATTAAGAAAACCGACCTAGATAAAATGCATGAGATTAATGCATGGTGGTCACAACTAACACAATATGAACTTGAACGAACAGACTATGAGAGAATTATTTTCTCAACGGTCAACGACTACTTGGCGATTAAAACTGATGGGGGAATCAAAAAGAAGGGAGACTTCCTTACTGATTTTGAGCTGCATAAAAATAAGTCTGCTCGCATTGTTCCCATTGCTCTTGAGCAATTCTTTATCAACAATACGCCTGTTGCTGATACTATTAATGAGCACAGAAGCATTTATGATTTTGCTATGCGTCAAAGAGCTACACGAGATTTCCATTTTGAGGGCAAATCTGAAAAGGGAACTACAATCTATAACAAACTTATTAGGTTTTACGTCTCTAACACAGGAGAAAAGCTCTTAAAGGTTAAGAATGCTGATTCTACATCTGGTGCTGCACCAATATCACAAGTGGAAGCTGGTGATTGGGTAATGACTGTATGTAATAAACTACCTAAAGATCATCCTATGGATAACATCAATAGAGATTATTATATAGAACGTGCACAAAAGATGGTAGATAAGATACTACTTGGCGGAAGAAAGCCTATCTTTGTAGATCCAAATCAACTTTCTTTGGGGTTTTAAAATAAAGATTTGCATTTTTATTTTAATTTACTTATATTTATAAAAACTTATAAGCTATGATAAATATTAATGCAAATCTTAAACCTTCTGTTTATAAACTAGTAGAAGAAATATCAAAAATCAGAAATAAAAGTATATCTGATACGATAGATGAACTATTGTCTGAACATTTGTATCAAATTAATAAAAAAGATACTAATGAAACTGAAGTAGTATTTGATGAATCTAAAGAGGTTTGGAAAGATGTACCAGGATACGAAGGATTGTATCAAGCTAGTAACTATGGTAGAATAGCATCTATTAGATATGGATTTAAAATAAGATCTATTGTTAGGAATCCTACTGGTTATTTACAATGCGCATTCAGAGTAGATAATAAAACTAAAACATTTTTAGTACATGTTATTGTTGCAAATACATTTCTTTTGAAATGTGAAGATTGTACTCAAGTCGATCACATTAATAATGTTAAGACAGACAATAGAGCAGATAATTTAAAATGGGTTACCAGAAGTGATAATATGAAAAATAATTATTATAGAGGAGTAACTACTGTAGAAAAACAAGGATCTAAAGGTAAAAGAATTGAAATACTTGATTTACAAGACAATAGTCTTGGGATATTCAATTCATTAAAAGAAGCAACTTTAGAATTTGATGTAAGTCACGGTAACTTATCTAGTATATGTAATCCTTATGCAAGACTAAAAACCACATTTAGTAAAAGTAAACAAATACGAATTAAAGCAAGATTATTATAATCATTATTTTAATGGCAGGAACAGAGAAACAACGCGAAGAGATCAACAGGAAGTTGGTCTCTATGCAAATGGAGATGATAGGTCTCACGTATGAAGATGCTATGAATACACCAGAGTTCTGGCGTGTTTATACATTAACTACAGAACAAACTATAGAATGGCGTAAGAAGGCCCTTCCTCTAATCAGAAAAACTTTTAAAGTTAATAAGGCTAGAGGTGAGCGTATCATGGCGTTATTTGAGCTTGATCTAGGATTACGTGAATTCAATCCTCCTCCTACAGCTTATCTATTAGAGAAGCCTACGTTCTGGCAGAAAGTAAGAAAATTCTTTATCGGTTATTATTGATGAAAAACTGGATGTTAGTGCTATTTGTAATTGTAGCAATTGCAAGTAGATTTATTATTACAGCTGGACCAGCTTGGGCTAACTTCTCACCACTAGGTGCATTAGCTCTATATGCTGGCTATCATCATTTCTGGAAAGGATGGATTGCTACAGCTGTAGGCGTAGTGCTATCAAATATGGTGATAAACAATCTATTGTACTCTCAGTATTATGATGGGTTCTCTTGGGGAATAGATGCAAACGTTATTTTGTTTGTAATCATCTCTGTTATGGGACAATTCAAATCAGAGAATGCATTTACATTGAATATTGGCAGTGTTCTGATGTTCTTCCTACTATCTAACGGATTGGTATGGTCAGGAACAATGTACACACATGATATGAAAGGACTTATAGAGTGCTATACAGCAGCATTGCCATTTCTTGGTAATACAATGTTAAGTCAGTTTGTATTTGGTGGCGTGTTCTTTGGTCTGCACAAAATGGGCATTAATAATGCAAACTATTTTGCCAATCTCGGAAGTAAAAACGTGCCAAATTAGGAAGTCGTTACAAAACGTAACGGTTTATAAAAAAAGCCTCAGAGAGATCTGGGGCTTTTCTTTTACACTTCCTTATCAAGAATCAAAGGCTTCATGTGCTTTCGTTCAGAACGAATGATTGTAGACTTTGAGAATTTAGAGAGTGTAGCTCCTAATGAAGAGCAGATTAACATAACAGCGAGTAGTAAGTGTATCATAGAAGTATAATTATTTTATACAAAAATACGTCACACGATTGTATTATCCTAATAAGAATTGCATTTTACCAAGAACTTGATAAAAGTTCTTTATTTATTTACATTTTAAATAACACACAATGAAAGTAAAAGTAACAGAGATTAGAAAAACTAAGTTTTTTGATCCACCTAATGTAATAGGTTCTCTATGCCGTATAGATATTACATATGAAGTATACACAGGAGATGGTGTAATAAAAACGCTTCATACTGAAAAGAGTCTTGAAGCATACCTTAAGTATCTTGAAGAAAGACAGAAAGATTATCATAAAGTTATTAAAGAAATAGAAATATGAAAACATTAGTGCTAGGGGATACCCATGGTCGTCCGTATTGGAAAGAGATCATAGCAAAAGAAAGTCCAGATAGAGTGATATTTATTGGAGACTATTTTGATAGCTATGATGATTATACAGCTGCTGAGCAGATGGATAATTTTAAGCAGATTGTAGAATACAAACAATCAGGACAAGCTGAGGTAATAATGTTAGTTGGTAATCATGATTATCACTACATGCGAGGTGTATCTGAGCATTATTCAGGACATCAAGGCGGTGCTGCACCTGCTATACAGCAATTACTAGAAGATAATAAAGAACATCTACAGATGTGTTATCGATTAGGTGATTTTGTATTTAGTCATGCTGGTATTAGTCACGATTGGTTAACTGTTCATGGCTATAGTGTAGAACATGATCTTATAGAATGGGTTAATGATAAGTTTAAGTTCACTCCTAAACTATTTGAGTTTGCAGGATGGGATCCTTATGGAGATAGCGTAATATCATCACCTATTTGGATTAGACCAGCGTCATTGTTAAAATCAAATAAGGAAACTTGGTTAAAAGAAAAACATATCCAAGTAGTGGGACACACTCAGGTTAATAAAATAGATGTAGCAGGTAAAGCCACTGGTGGTAAATATTATCTTATTGACACACTAGGCACAACAGGTGAATATATGGTTATTGACATGACTTTAGATGAAGACAAAATAACATTTCCTGTATATGAAAAAGATGGGAAGATTTAGCAAAGAAGCTCTTGAAAGAAGAAGAGCTAGACGTAGAAGAGAAGCTACTAAACACATGCCTACAGGTGATCAAGCTATTCAAAATGCTTTACAAAAAGGACTCATTACTATGGATCAAGTATCTGAATTTTGGAAAGAAGAACAGAAAAAAGATGCTGAGAAAAGAGAAATGATAAAAGCTTTGAAGAAGAAACCAAAGGCTAAAATAGTATATGGTTTAAACACAAATTCAATGTAAAGATGGAAGATTATGAACACGCTTTAGCCAAGGATTTCGTATATTTGTTGGCTGATCAGATGCTAGATGAGCATCTACCAAGAATAGAAGTTGTAGACAAAGATAAAGTATTTAAAGATGAAGATAGACATAAGCATAGAACAGTTCGAAGACATGATAGCCAAAGGATACACGATGGACATGGTGTTTCTACTGATGATGTTACATGAACAGTATGATGTAAAGCTTATATCTGAAGATAATATTAAACTACAAATGTTATGTCAATCTTTACATAGAAAGGGATTGATTACATCAGAGTATAAGATAACAGAAACAGGAACCAAGCTGCTAGAATATCTAAAAGCTAAAACCCGACAGAAGTTCGTGAAGCCTAAGATTTCAGCACAAGAGTTTGATGACTGGTGGGATGCTTACCCTGGAACAGATTCTTTTGTACATGCAGGGAAGAAGTTTCAGGGAAGCCGCTCCCTACGTTCTGCTAAAGAAGATTGTAGAGTTAGGTTTAATGTTATATTATCAGAGAAGGAATACACAGCACAAGAATTAATAGATGCAATGAAGCATGATGTTCTATTGAAGAAAGAAGCATCGATCAAAGAGAACAAGAATAAACTATCGTTTATGCAGAACTCTTTGACATATCTTAATCAAAGAAGTTATGAACCATTCATTGAATTGATTAGAGCTGGAGAAACAATTAAAGAATCAGTTAAACCTGTAGGAGGAACAGACATATGATAACACCAAAAGAAAAAGCATATAACCTAATAGGAAAATTTATAATGTTAGATACACATGATGAAGATTCATTTATAATTAGACAGCACAGAGCAAAGCGATACGCATTACTTGCAGTGGATGAAATGATTGCATTTGTAAAACACGCCTTCAGTTATATCAATATTGAATTGGCAACACCATCAATTGTATATTTAGAGGAAGTTAAACAAGAAATAGAGAAGCTATGAGTTTTCAAGATTTAAAATTAGCTGTAGAAGATGGCTTGAGTGGTAAGAACGGTGGTATACCGATGGGGTTTGATAGACTGAATAGATACATTGGTATTCGTAAGTCTATGTACACTCTTGTAGGTGGACTAACAGGTTCTGGTAAAACCTCATTCATCGATGATGCGTATGTACTAAATCCATTTGATTGGTCTTTATCACCAGAAGGAATTGCTTCTGGGATTAATGTAAAGATTATCTATAGATCAATGGAGCGTAGTAGAACCTATAAGTATGCCAAATGGATTGGCAGAAAGATCTTTCTAGATCATGGAGTTATTATTCCTGTAGGAAAGATGTTAGGTTGGACTGATAAGATGAGTCATGATGAGCATGATTTGTTTTTACAGTATGAGGAGTATGGTGAAATGATGAAAGAGAAGATCACTATCATTGATGGACCAGATAATCCTGTAGGTATAGCAAAGCAACTCAAAGAACATGCTATGGAACGTGGTGAAGTTATTGAAGTGGATAAATGGAATAGAAAGTATATTGCCAATGATCCTAATGAAATAACTCTTGTGGTTGTTGATCACATCGGTTTGCTCAAGCTTACCAAAGATCATCCTACAAAGAAAAGTTCTATAGACAAGATGTCTGATGAGCTACGCTACGCCAGGGATTTCTACGGTTATTCACCAG